AAAATACCATAAGTATCTGGAAATCCAATCGTCCCTGTAGGGGATTGACGCATATCAATAGTAATTACATCACCATAGGAAGATATATCACTACCAAGTACAGCAGAATATGAAGTATTTGTATTTTCGTCTAATTTGATATATTGATCAATATTATTCAACAAATCAATCGGTGCAGATTGAGATTCTTGAGATTTATAATATTGTTTTATAAAATCAACGACTAAAGGATATTCCGATCTTACATAATCGGGAAACTGACTTTCTAATACGTTAGTAAGATTTACTCTTTTCTCTGACATTTATTTGTATTGATTAGTATCCTGTAGTTGTTACTGTAGATCCTGTACTACCAATTGTCGTACCACCAGTTACATTAGTTGTACCTGCTGCACCACTATCTATATTGGAACTGATAGGCCCTCCTGAACGAACAAGATTTCCTCTATCATAACTAGAAGTCACAATATAATTAGATGCTGATGGATCTAATCCAGAAGCAATTTCATCTACAACCATGTTAAAAGTACTATTACTTACGTCTAATTGTAAATAAAGGTCTTGTAAACCAATAACATCNTTAGAAAGTGGGCAAGCAGAGATTTCAATGATCGTTTGACCATCTTTTTGCTTACCATCAGTAATATTTACTGGNTTTAAAATAACAATTCCTGTTGTATAATCAATTGTTCCAACATTTCTCTTAATAATAGTTGGAGTTTGTGAACTTACTGAAGGTAGAGTAAAGAAAAATAGTGAACCAGTCTTTAAATCACTATTAGGCAAGTCGCTGAGATATACTGCTTGACTTAAACCATTAATCTTAAACGAAGTAGATTTTATATTATATCCAGAAGCTCTCTTAACATGAAATGCATTACCAAATCCAATTGCATATTCTGCAAAAGAATTGAGAGAAACTCTCAAATCACGTCTCATATAGATTGTTGTGATATTAGAAGTAATAGCATCACTACTATCATCAATGATTTTTAGGAACTTACTATACTTAAATCTAGCTCCATACTTGTTCATCTCACTAGAATCTGCATATTTTTGTGAATTATTACTAACAACACTACCAACGTCCTCTGCAGAAGGTGCTAAATTCGTATTATAATATACCGAAGAGTGTATTTCTAGGTAAAGGTATTTTAAATCGAGGATTTCTGGGACAATTCCTGCAACAGCATACTTTTTAAGCTTATTTTTGATGTTTTGCTTAATCAAGTTAGGTAAAAAATCACCAAATCTTGGTTTTATACTAATAAAGACCTTTCCGTACTGAGGAGGAACTAATTCTTCACCTCCAAAAACAGAAATTGACTCTGTATCAGGATAAATTTTAGTTGGAATTAAAGATTCATAGTCATTTGAGGTTAAAGCACGGTTTTGAGACGCATAAATTCGTGGAGCATACTTTTTAATTGAATCTACAGACTCAATTGTAGAACCTCCAGCAGATCCTGTACCTGCTGAAAGTAATGATATACCAGATGTAACAACATATTCAGCTCCACCCATGCTATAGGTGATTCTACCAGCAAATTGGAATTGATTTATACCATTTGCAGCATCTCCATTCGATACAATATAGTTTGCGGTGATGAAATTACCATCTTCAAGTGCTTTTCCAAAAACATTGTCTCCAAAAAAGATTTCATACTGTTCATCGTCAGATTCTTGAAGATAATATACGTTAGAATCCTTAGTAATATCAAAAAGACTGTCTTGTTTGCTATATTTTGTTGATGGAGCGAATTCTGAGTTGTCAGTTTTAACAGAAACAGTGATTAAATCAGTATCAATACCTATATTTGGTAAAATAAACTTCTGATTTGGGTTTCTAGAGGTATAAGTGAAGTTAGTAGTCAGTAATGATCCTTCATTTATTTGAATATTGTTAAATTCTGCTGTATTATCAACTACAGGAACAGTTATATCTTCTGCAATTGAGAAAATAAACGAAGAATTTCCAAAATTACCTGAACTTGAGGCAATTGGGCCTTTTTTCAGAGTAATTGTAGAAGGTCTTGGAGTAAGATCTGTTGTATCTACGAAAAAAGTAACAAATGCAGTTGACGATTTACGTGATTTTGGTAAATATCCGATATTTCTTGCAAGTGCAACCACATTTTCTCTTAATGTTGCACTATCAATGAATACTTCATTCGCTACCATGTTGGCATTGTATGAAGTGATGTAGGTATTATATGCTAAAACGTCTATAATTGTTGATAAGTTAGACCCTTCAAAGTCATAATCCGTAAAACTGGAGTTAGACTTTAAATAATTCTTAAGAGTAGTCTTAACTTGATCAAAATCAAGGTTTGAAAAATTAACTAATGGCATTTTTATCTAGTCGGTTGCAAAACAAACTGTAATGACTGTGGTGGAACATCTGCCCCTATAATCTGATACTCGATAATAACATCAAAACTGTTATTATCTGGGTCAGCAACTGCCTTAACTTTAATTAATCTAACCCTTGGCTCATAATTATTAATAGATGTTTTAATTTCGCCTTCTATTATGTTCGCAGTTATCGAATCAATATTCTCAAATAGTGATTCAGATACTCTTGATCCGAAGTTTTCATTAAAAAACTTCTCACCAGGCACAGTTAGTACGATATTTCGTAACGATCTACTAATAGCAGTCGCATTTTTGAGGGCAATAAGATCATTATTCAGAGGATTAGTCTGAAATGACATCGAAACGTCCTTAAATCCTTGGCTTACCCTCTCTAACGGCATTAAAATACACTTATATTATATTTTATTTATCAGCCCATTGAACCATCGTCTTTATCTTTTCTTTCTTTAGTCGTTTTCCAGAAATAATTCTCCTCAGAACCCAATCCATCCCTATCATGACCGTTTTCTACCTGATAATATACCGTTGATACCTTAAAGTCAGGTACTTTTGGTGGTTCAGGTGTCAAACTATTGTCATAGATACGCATTCTATTGTTTGGATAGAGTGCAAACTGCCCATTATCAAGCTCTATAAGGTTATGTGACTTATGTTCACTTGGATTTTCACTTGTAGAGTAGTCAATTGCATCAACATCTTGATGGTAGTTGTCTAATGTGCAAATATACGTCCCTGTTTGGGTTCCATAGTCTCTTGTATAGAGTTCATAGTGCATAGACCCTACAAACTGTTTTTGAACGCATACAATACCATAATCCATACAATTCCAAAACTGTAGGTTATGTAATTCCATATCGGGTGTTGGTATCTCTGGAGAAGATACAAAAGCACTTATAGGAAGTTTGTCATACATTGCACCATATTCGGGTAAATACGTCTCAAAATAAAAAGCACGTCCAGGTATCGATTTACATGATACCCAAACGCCTTTTACATATTCACCATGGCCACTAGTATGATCTGTAAGGTATTCTTTCCTTACCCATACCTCATAAGAAGGTAGGTTACAAATCAATGCTGGCATGATCTATCCTTGTCCTCTTTTTCTTTTCTTTGCCCCATTACGAGAGGTCGCTGCATATTTGGTATGCTTTCCATTCCCTTGTCGAGATTTTTTCGGTCTCATTAGTATTTCTTCTTTACCTGAAGCAGTGTACATCTTTGCCATTTAACATCCCTCCGAGTCGTGTGTTGGTTCATCCCATTCTGGATGATAGTTTGATCCTGTATCTTTTAAATCTTTATCGAGTTGTTTCATCCGAGCAGCAACGGTAGGTTCATCGGCCCTGATACGATATTGAATCGAGTCACGCTCCGAGAGTTCTGTTAATATCGCTGCTGCTAGATCCCATAGATCTGATGANTCCTTATTCTTTAAGTGGACATTTATCCACTCTCTGATNGCTTTATCTCCCATTAGATAATACGAGTTTTTTCGTGGCCTACACGAATACGAGGATCGCACCAGATTTCGTAACCCTCTTCGAGGGCATCAAGACAGAAAGATACATCNTCGCCGCACATATCTTGTACTGCACCTGACTCAAAGACTTGCATCTTAGGAGCAAACCAAGGATATGGGAGTTTCTCAAAAACGCCATTCTNAATACAAACCCAACCAAAACCTGTGTAGTCTACAGTGAAAGGTTTCTTACGCTTACTGATCGATTCCACAGTCTCATGGTTCATAACTCCACCATTCTTACGGAAGTCATCTTCTTCTAACCAGTGAGCAACAGAGGTAGTTGTGCCATCTTCGGTAGCATACCATCCTGCAACTATCTCCTTCTCTCCATCTTCTTCTCCGTTATTTGCAAGATCTAGTAACTGCCAGAACTGATCTGTGTTAAAGACTATATCCGAGTCAATCCATATCTGATAATCATACTCTAACTTACCATCCCAAGGTATTTGATCTGGCCCTCTTAATACATTTGCTCC